CTGATGACGGCAACACAGAATACGTCGAGACGAGTGACACAGCCCTTACCCCCGGCATCAACGTCCCGTACAACATCAGTTCCCGCCACGGTAGCACCTTCATCAACGGCGCAGTGGACGGTGTGGCACTGACTGCCAACACAACCCCAACGGCACTGCCAGACCTGTCCGGCACGGACCTTGAGATCGCTCAAGACTTCATGGGAACCATCGGGCAGCTCAGGCAATTCGCTGGTGATGTTGGGGACGCTGGACTAGAAGAGGCGACAAGCTAATGACAACCGAAGAACCAGAAATCATCGAAGAAGCTCCCAAAAAGCGAGACTTCTACTACGCATTTCCTGACGAAGCGGCTGCTGCAACTGCGCTACAGCCCTTCTACTTCGTGCCACAAATCCAGTCCGTTGACGCTGAAACAGGCGAAAGGCTGTTCGACCCTGAGACAGGTGAACCCGTCATGGAAGACGATGGCGATGCTTACCTTGTCACAGGCTCAGCGGATCATGCGTTCGACATCATCGGCCTGATCCACAAGGCCACGGGTGTCATGCTCACAGACGACGAAGGCATGGAATACCCTGAGATGGCTCCAGTTCCCGGCTGGCATATCAACCTGCGTATTCGTGGCGACTACATGCGGGACGACGCCGAGGCGATTGATGCTGACTTTGGTGTAGAGCCAGCCACCCCTCATAGAACTTGGTTATAGGAGAATTACTATGTTGGACCAAAAACAATGGTGGATGTCTAAGACTGTATGGGGTGTAGTTGTTATGCTCATCTCTTCTGCCCTGTCTTCTACTGGTATCCCACTAACCCCTGAGCTTCAGGGTACGATTGTAGAACTTATCATGCAAGCCATTACTGTAGGTGGTGGTGCATTGGCTGTCTACGGTCGAGTGACGGCTAAGACTGCACTCAAATGAGTAGGTCACTAAACTCGACAATTACTACGGCATTGGCGGCTGATGTTATTCAGCCGTTCTTTGCTATTGACCTTCTGTTTGACTCCCCTAATGAGGTCTACCTCTGGAATGGGGTAGGTACTCGTAGTCTGACCCGAGAGTCGGGTGGCAGCAGTGAGAGTTACGCTGGTGCAGGGGAATTACTACAGATTGAGCCTATCGAAGAGACCGGGGACATTTCCGCTAAGGGGGCTACGATTACCCTGAGTGGTATTGACAACTCTGCCTCTAGTCTCTTCGTTAAGGCCCTTGCCACTCCTTACCACGGTAGGGTGTGTAAGATATACTTTGGGGTTATGAACGGTAATACCCCAAGCAACATTGAACAAATCTTTACAGGTTACATGGACCAGATGAACATTGATGAAGGTCCAGACTCAACCACAATCACCCTGACTGTAGAGAACAAACTTGTTTCCCTTGAGAGACCCTCTGGCAACCGCTACACTTCAGCTTACCAGAAAGAGAAGCACTCAGGTGACAAGGGCTTAGATTTTGTAGTAGGGCTACAAACCAAGAAAATTATATGGGGGGCTGTCCCTGAATGAAGTATCAACAAGAGTTCTTAGCTACGGTTGAGGACGACATCCGACCACTGATACAAAAGCATTGGGAAGACATTGCCCTTAACAAAGACAAGATTAAACTAAACCCAGACTGGGACGCCTACCACACCTTAGAGCAAGCTGGTGTACTGAAGATATTTACAGCTAGAGAAGGTGACTTGTTGGTGGGTTACTTTGTAGTCATCATTCAATACAACATGCACTACAAGGACCACCTGTTCGCTTCTAACGATATTATCTTCCTGCACCCTGACTACAGGAAAGGTCGTACTGGTATCAAGCTGATACAGTTTGCAGAGAAGTGTCTTAAAGAAGATGGTGTCTCAGTCTTGGCTATCAATACAAAGGTTCATAAGCCTTTCGATAATCTGATGCAGTTCCTGAAGTTCTCTTTGGTAGAGCGCATCTATTCTAAGTATATAGGAGACTGATATGGGTCAGAGCCTTGTAGGAGGTCTCATTGGTGGTGCTGGCGGTGCTATTCAGGGGTTTATTTCTGGTGGTCCCCCTGCTGCCTTAGCTCTAGGTGCTATCGGCTTTGTAGGGGGCTTTGCAAGCTCTTACATGGCTAAACAATCGACAGCCAACCAACTGGCGGACGCTATGGGTTCACCTGAACCTAAGTTTGGGGGCTATACTGTCAATCGTAGGGGTGCAGCACTGCATCACCAAATCATCTACGGAAGGACTAGGATTGGTGGGGTTGTAGTTTTTGACGATGCCCACGACCAGTATGGCAACAGCAGTGGTAGCAATAACGACTACCTTAGCCGTATTATCGTGTTTGCTGGGCATGAGGTTGATAACTTTGAGAAGGTCTACCTTGGCCGATACGAGCTAAGTCTGACTGGAGACAACGTAACCTCTGCACAAGAGATTGACGAGAATGGCAATCCTGTAGGTTCATCCACAACCAAGTTTAACAATTACCTGAAGGTACGTAGGCTTGTAGGCAACCACAATGCCTCTTTGGACTCTAATGCCATGGGGACTTTCACAGCCTTTAGTGGTAACAGTTCACAGGGCTTCAGTGACGACTGGACAAGCAACCATAAGCTGTTGGACTATGCTCATCTGGCACTGGTATTCAAGTATGAGGATGGTGTTTGGGATGATGGGCTACCTGAAGTTACCGCCCGAATCAGGGGCAAGAAGGTCTATGACCCAAGGGCAGGGGGGAGCCCTAACTGGTCCGACAACCCTGCACTGATTGTTAGAGATTTTCTTACGGATACCACTCACGGTATGGGGGAGTCTTCTGACAATATTGACGACGACATGGTTGAGCTTGCGGCTAACATTTGTGATGCTACTGATTGGGACACTAATGCCCCAAAAAGATACACCTGTAATGGTGCTTGGACTACCTCACAAGCCCCTGTAGACATTGTGCAGCAGCTTATGACTAGCTGTGCTGGCTATCTGTGGTATGCACAGGGTAAGTGGCGTGTTAAGGCTGGTAAGTACGTAGCGCCTACCATCACTCTGACTGAGGATGACCTACGGTCTCCCCTGTCTGTGGCTACACGGCACAGTAGACGTGACAACTTCAATACGGTACGAGGAACCTTTAGGGGTCCAGCTACCAACTACCAATTCACTGATTACCCCGCTGTAACGTCTCCTAGCTTTGTTTCGGTAGACAATAATGTCGAAGCTACCCTAGACCTGTCACTGCCCTTCACTGATACTCCTGAAGAGGCTCAGAGGCTTGCTACTATCGCACTAGAGAAGCAACGTAGCCAGATCACTGTAAATGGTAGCTTTGGCATGAAGGCTTTTGAGCTACAGGTAGGTGACAACGTAAACATCACCAACTCCCGCTTTGGCTGGACGAACAAGCTGTTTGAGGTTGTAGCTTGGGGCCTTAGCTTTGAGGGCTATGAGCTACTGGTAAACCTAGTCCTTCGTGAGACTACTACCACTACCTATGATGAGTTCCTAAATCCTACAGGCTTTGAGTCTGACAACACTAACCTACCGGGGGCTATTGGTACAGTAGAGACTGGCGGCGGTGTAGAAGAGACTACAGATGTCACCGGGCTTACGGCAGAGAGTGGCCTCTTGCAGGTCAAGCTGAGTTGGTCAAACCCAATCAACAATAGCTACAAGCACACCAAGATTTACCAGCACGGCGTAGACGACATCACTCCTACAAACGTGACTAATACCGTAGTAGGTGAGTCTTTAGTAAAAGACTACAATTTGAACCAGGCTGGTAATACAAAGTATTTTTGGGCGCAAGCGGTAGACACTGATGACAACGACTTGGGGGCCTTGATTGGACCTGTCTCGGCTGTTGTAAGTCAAGCTGGCACGAACGACATTGCGGATGACGCTGTCACTAGCGCTCAGATTGCAAACAATGCTGTAGACAGCGATCAAATTGTAAACGATGCTGTGTCTGAAAGAAGTGGTTCTTCTGCGGCAACCCCGGCCACCCTTGTCGAGCTGTCTAGCTCAAGTTACACAACTATCGCAACAACAGCTGTATCAATCACTGGAAATGAAGACGTAGCCATCAGTTACAGCTTTGTTGGGAGTGAGAACTATACTGCTGGCGACCGACGTTGCAATATTAGACTTATTGAAGACGCAACCGTAATAATGATTGCAGAGGACGTAGTGGTATCTAGAGTCCAAACTTTTGGGGGAACTATTCTCAGAACGGCAAATAAAGTATCTTCCGGCAATACGACGTACACACTTCAGGCACAAAGTAAGACGGGGATAGTTTACGCTAGGTACGCTTATATTTCTGCGGTGGAGCTTAAAAAATGAAACAAACTTTTATTGTCTACGACACTGACAGTGGGTTTATTAAAACCGTTCACCACAACAAACAAGAGCTTGTGGAGCTTATACTTCAAGAGGGAGAGTCTTACTTAGCCTATGAAGGAGACGCTGAAAATAAGTGCGTTGTAAACGGGGAGGTTGTTCCACGGCCTCAAGAGGAAATAGACGCCGAAGAGTTAGAACAATCTTGGTTTAATTTTCGTGGCAACCGAAACTATCTTCTTAGCGAGTGCGACTGGACCCAAGTACCAGACGCCCCTGTAGACGCAGCAGCTTGGGCAGTATACCGACAGCAACTACGAGACCTACCAGCTAATACCACAGACCCAAGGAATGTAGAATGGCCAGAGCCACCCTCATAGGGTTTATTGTTACTTTTTGGGTAGCCCTCTTTAGCCTCTTCTGGGCTACCAACTCAATTTCCCACGAGGGGGGTCCTAATTCCCATGAGGGGGGTTTCTCAGAACAATCTAAACAGCATTTAGAAGAAATTCATATAGATTTGTATGAAGTTGTTTTTCTTGCTAGACTTCTATCAGAGGTTCCATTCGAGATCACTGATGGACTAAGAACAATAGAAGAACAAAGGGACTACTTTAACAACGGCTTCAGCAAGACCATGAGGTCTAAGCACTTAGATGGCCTAGCAGTTGATGTAGTCCCCACTCCCGTATCATGGGAACCTGAAGCCTTCCTGCCTATCGCAGAGGCTATGAAACAAGCATCCAATATACTCGACATTCCGATAGTCTGGGGAGGTGACTGGCGTACCTTCAAGGACTACCCCCATTTCGAGTTAAAGGAGAGACCAGATGGTCATTGAGTTTCTGAGCATGGTAGGGGTG